AGCGGTAGGAGGCACTTGGCCATCCGAGTAAGAAATTTGGTAATAATCGGATGCAGGGATGGTATATTGCAAATTGTTCGTAGTGCCGCTGAGGAAAGTGACTTGTGATGGTGTACCACGCTTGTAAGCATAAATACTGAAGATTTGGTACGTATTAAAATTGGCCGACAAATTTGCCAAAGTGATGTTGGCACCAGCTGGTATCAATATCCAAGAGCGATCATCACAATAAGGCATATTGACCGTACCCTCCGTGTAATTCGCAGAATCCTCGCCCTTGTAGGCGTAGATTGGTTCCGTAATACCGAAGAGCGAAGTGGTGATCGCAGTCGGCGTGAAGTGCGAAATAACCAAAGGCCCAGAAGTTTTGCCTGCAATCAGTGCCAACGTCGTCGTGTTAGTACTCTTCCCAGAGGAGAAATCCACTCCATTAAAAGAGGCATTGAATGCACCTGTTAAACTGGTAGGATTATGATGGTTGAGGAACATCGCATGCAACGGGTCTCGGGAGACAGCCATCCCAGTGAACCCTGCAGTGTATAGTGAGGAACTCCCCGCTTGGAAGTCGACTTGCATCGACCTCACAGACGATACCAGGGCCGTCGGCACAGAGCTGTCCTTTGGACATCGCACGGCCTCGGAATCCATGGGGAGTGTAAGCATCCTCATCACATCGTTCATCCCATGCTTCTTTGATGGGGTCCTGTTGTTGCGGAGCACCAGTGATTTTTCCGTCGCTTTCTTGTTCCTTCGCAACGACCTCAAAAGAGCTGCATCGTGTAATAGTTGCATCGGTGGTCCGCGTCTCTGACTGCTGCGCGAACGCGTCCGTTGTTGGGGCTTGTTGATCTTCGATGCAGCGTAACCATTCTGGCGGGACGTTTTGTTCCGTGCAGATCGGGGTTCTACAATGTCGACGACAGGCAACCTTGGTTTTTGCATTGATTGAATTCGTTTTTGAAATTACTGTTGGTTCTGAATATGTGTTTTCGATTTATATAGCGCTGACGCCTTCAAGCGCTTCTCTGTCTCAAAAGGAGGCCGAGCACTTTCTGAATGACATTTCGGCCTAGAGCAACAAAAGTTGGGGGGGGTAGCCAGATAGCTTTCTTTGGCTAAATTCGGAGGCGTTCCCAATCATCAGTTCTTTTCCTCTCCCCCTCACGGTGCCGCAGGCACCGGAGCTCAATACAAACCAACGTGGGCAAACGCGTCAACAAGGAAACGTTCCTTGAAGACCCGATGCCGTGAAAAATCACAAAATACGAACTCACTCAACGCAACACCATAACGCAATACCTCGTCCACTTGGCGGTGTTGAGGCACAGGGCGGCAAGGATTCATCCACTGTTCGTGGTCCTCCATCAACCATTCTTCCTTGCCCTTACCAGCGCCAATGGAAAAACAACGGGCAATCTGAGGCACGGCTTGGAAAACCTTGGTGGCTGCAAGGCAATTCTGCGCAAGCCATTGCTTCGGACATTTTTGTTTCTGGAGTGAAAAACCAAATTTTGTCAAGAAACGGCATGGCTCGGGCGTGAGGACATAATCCGTGACAATCCCATTCGGGCATTCCATCTCGAACACTTCCGTAAAATATGAGGACAGAAACTTTGCAGTGTTGAGAGTGACAACTTTGGCCTTATATTCATGGCCACAAAACTTAGCTGCTTTTGCAATGGCGTCACAATATTCTTTGCCCTTGCCTTTACTCACAGCTATAATGCCATCGTCTCCGGCCACTGCACCTCGTCCCCAAATTCCAGAAAACAAAGAGGCAAGATAGAGGAC